ACTAAGATTTCTAAGACATTGAATTTGCCACGCACTCGTGTAGTTGCTCATCTTAATGAATGGAAAGCAATGGCATCTGCCAATGATGCTATCCGTGCTCGTGCTAAAGATGCACTTGTTGGTGCTGATGCACATTACACAAAACTAATTCAGCAGGCATATGAAGTTATTGATGATGCCACAACAACTGCAAACCTTACTGCAAAAACAGCAGCAATTAAACTTGTTATGGATATTGAAGCAAGACGAATTGATATGCTTCAAAAAGCTGGGTTGTTAGAAAATAAAGAGTTGGCAGAAGAAATGGTTGAGATTGAGCGTAGACAAGAGGTTCTGGTTGGTATTTTAAGAGATATCGCATCTGAGCATCCACAGGTTCGTGATTTAATTATGCAAAGACTATCTTCTATAGCAAAAGAGGGCGAGGTCATAACCGTTGTCCACAATGTTCAATGATTTTCTTGAAGTATTAAAAGATAATCCTTTTGAGGAAAATCCAGTAGATGTAAAAACATTTGTTGAATCTCCAGATTATTTGGGGCAACCACCACTTTCTCAAATACAATATGACATTGTTGAAGCAATGAGCCAAATCTACCGTAAAGAGGAACTGTATGATTTGTATGGAACAGAAAAAGGTGATAGACATTACAGCAAATATACTAAAAACGAAATCATTCTTCAGCTCGGTAAGGGTAGTGGTAAAGACTTTGTTTCTACTGTGGCTTGTGCTTATGTTGTTTATAAGTTATTATGTCTTAAAGATCCTGCCAGATATTTCGGAAAGCCAAGTGGAGATGCAATAGATATTATTAACGTTGCTATCAATGCTGAACAGGCTAAAAATGTTTTCTTTAAAGGATTTAAAACTAAAATCGAAAAGTCTCCATGGTTTGCTGGTAAGTATGAGGCTAAAGTAAACTCAATTGATTTTAATAAATCTATTACTGTTTATTCTGGACACTCAGAGCGTGAATCTCACGAGGGTCTTAACCTATTTATGGCAGTACTAGATGAAATATCTGGATTTGCTACAGAGGTTGGTACTGGAAATGAGCAGGGTAAAACTGCTGACAATATATATAAAGCATTTCGTGGTACGGTAGATTCTCGTTTTCCAGATCTTGGTAAAGTTGTTCTACTTTCATTCCCACGTTATAACGGCGATTTCATTTCAAAGCGGTATGAAGATGTAATTATGGAAAAAGAAGTAATAGAAAGACGACATAAGTTTATTATTAATGAAGAATTACCAGAAGGACCAGACAATGAATTTGAAATAGTCTGGGAAGAAGACCATATTCAATCTTATAAATATCCTAGAATGTTTGCTCTTAAAAGACCTACATGGGAAGTCAATCCTACTAGAAAGATTGATGATTTTAAGATTGCATTTTTAACTGATCTTGGTGATGCAATGATGCGCTTCTTATGTACACCAACATATTCTTCTGATGCGTTCTTTAAGCAAAAAGATAAATTAGAAAGATGTATGACACTTAGAAATCCACTGGATACTCACAGAAGATTTGATCCAGGTTTTAAGCCAGATCCAGACAAAGTTTATTACATACATGCTGACCTTGCACAAAAGCATGACAAGTGTGCAGTAGCAATTGCACATGTTGAACGCTGGGTTAATATTCAGGTTATTAAAGATTACGAGCAGGTTGCTCCAATTGTTGTAGTTGATGCTGTTGCTTGGTGGGAGCCAAAGGTTGAGGGTCCAGTAGACCTATCTGAAGTTAAAAAATGGATAATGAATCTTCGTAGAGAAGGCTTTAACATTGGAACAGTTTCATTTGACCGTTGGCAATCATTTGATATTCAACAGGAGCTAAAGGCGGTAGGTATGAGAACTGATACTGTTTCTGTTGCTAAAAAACACTATGAAGACCTAGCTATGATGATATATGAAGAAAGAATTGCAATGCCCATGATTCCTTTACTTCTTGAGGAAATGAGTGAGTTAAAGATTATGAAAAATAATCGTGTAGACCACCCACGCAAGAAATCTAAGGACTTAGCAGATGCCGTTTGTGGGGCGGTATTTGGGGCAATCTCGCATACAAGTAGAGACTCTAATATAGAAATTGAGATTCATACTTGGTCCTCTGCCACTCGACTTGCGGAGAAGCAAAGAGATATGGTAGAATTGGATTCTGGGGAAATTCCTGACAATGTTCAAGAATACCTTGGGGAATATAAACTAATATAAAATACGATGAATTATAAGGAGAAAAATGAATTCATTTAAGAAGATCGCTCTTGGTCTGGTTGCAGCCATGACTTTGGGCACAATCGTTGCAACACCTGCAAGTGCCAACACAGTATCTGTAGCAGTAACAACAAAGGCTGTTGCTACTGATGATGGTTCTGCAGCATTACCTCTCACGGTAAATGTTCCTTTTGACAATGTCATTAGTGATACTGCTACTACTACATCAGAGGTACTAACTCTTACTGCAACTGTTCCATCTGGAACTCCAGTAACCTTTGCTACAACTGGTGCAAACACCAAGTTGCTTACAGCAATTGGTTCTACAGTTACAACCGCTTCTGGCGTAACTTCTTTGACAGTAACTCCAGCATCAACAACTGCTGTTGCATATCTTTATACAACAAGCACTGCTGCTTCTGCAGTTACAGTATCTGTACTTGGTGCAAGCACAACTCTTTATGTAAAGGGTATTGCTGGTCCAGCATTTAATGTTTCACTTTCAGTTCCTGCAACAGGAAATATTGGTGGATCAGTAACTGCTACTGCTCTTGTAACAGATATTTTTGGTAACCCAAAGGCAACTGCTCCAACATTTACAGCAATTAATGCAACTGCTGCTACTGCTGTTCAGGATGCACTTGTAACAAATAAGTACACATCTATTGTCACACTTCCAGCAACTGGCGGATCTTCCGCTGTTGGAGTATCAATTACAGCACCAACTGCTGTTCCAACTCTTGCTACTGCAGTAACATCTGCATCTGCAATTGTTTCAACAGTTGATCTAGCTGCTGCACTTGCTGCTGAAAAGGCTGCTCGTGATGCGGATAAGGTTGCTGCTGCTGCTGCACTTGCTGCTGCTGTCAAGCTAGAACAAGATAAGGCTGCTGCTGCTGCAATTACTGCTGCTGCAGACCTAGTTAAGGCTAATGCAGAAATTGCTAAGTTGAAGGCTGATGCGGTAACTGCTAAGGCTGCTGCAGATAAGGCTCTTGCTGATGCAACTGCTGCTCATACTGCTGAACTTGCAAAAGTAAAGGCAGATAATGATGCTGCTGTTGCTGCAATGAAGAAGGCATTCAATGCTCTTGCTGCAAAGTGGAATAAGGCCAATCCAAAGGCTAAGGTTGCACTTGTTAAGTAATTAACAAATTAAAGATTAGGGCGCAGAGAAATCTGCGCCTTTTTCTTTTATAGTGGTATAATATGCTTATCTAAATAATTAAATAAGGAGAAGCCCCATAAATAAAAAAATCCTACGCATAACCGCAGTGGTGGGAATTTTATTTAGTACTCTTTTTGGTTTTCCAGAAAATGCATATGCTACTTGTGTAAATTATATTCAATCACAAACAATAGCAGCAGCATATGAGGGTGATGCAGTTCCAACGGTACATACAATGGATACTTGTGGTGGAGATGATACTTCATATCAAATTCCTATAGCTACAACAATTAATTTTGATGGTATTGAATATTCAAACATTTATGCAACAACTAATTCTGTAATTACATTTGGTCAACCAGATGGCACATATTGGGATTATCCACAAACACCATCTATTTCTTTATATTCTATGGACTGGGTTTCTGGATGGTATAACGCACCTGATACCCTTAATATATCTTATTCTGAGGGTGGTTTTCAACTAAGTCTTCAAGTTATACCGTTTGGTCAATGGAACACACCAGAAGCAAGTAATATTAATATTCTTGTTGCTATTACCAATACTGGTGGTATTTCTGTGGCATATAGTTATCAAGGACCAGAATATCCAAATTTAAGAACTGGAGTAAGACTTCATGACGGTTCTATTGTTTCATTAGAGGCTTGGGGTGCAACTCAAATATCAGCAGCAGAACCATTGCCAACTCTTCAAGCAGAACCAATTCCAGAACCAACACCAACACCAATAGAGCCACCAGCAACACCAGAAGAAATACAAGCAGAAGTAGCAGAAGCTACACAACTAGCATCAGAAATATCAGATTTAAATAATTTAATTGCATCTATTAATGGTGAAGAGATAGTTGAAGTTACTCCAGAACCAGAGGTTACTCCAGATCCTGAACCAACAGAAGAACCATCGAATGAACCAGATGTTATAGTAGAGCCAGAAATTATTGATCCAGAAGATCCAAGGTTTCCTGATAGTACAGACGGACAAAATGAACAAGATCCATCCACGAATCCCGAAGATTCTGGAACAATAGACGAGCCATCGGAGAATCAGGAACCTTCACCAGAGCCTGTACCTCAAGAAGAGGATACAAATCAATCTGAAGATAACCAATCAGAAAGTCTTCAACCATCCGAAGATCCTGTTGTAGTTCCTGATAATAATTCATCTGATAATAATAGCATAGGTAGTTCAATTTCTGAAGACGAATTAAATAAATTAAATAAATTAATTAGTCAAAATGATGCAAAGTTATTAGCACAACTAACTGATAGCCAAAAAGAAGTTGTAGCGGATTCTCTTGGTGTTAAAGCTAATGAAATTTTATTAATTGCAGAACTTGCTCAGTCAAATCCAACGGTAGCAAAAGCACTAGAATCATTTGCTGAAAAAGCTAAAGAAAATGCAGATGCACCAATGCCATACACGCTGGCAGATGCTATTACAGAAGAAAATATGGAAGCATTTTTAAATAATCCAATAGGGGCACTAACTAATATAGATTTGGAAAAAATACTTAGTCCATCTGAGTGGGGCAAAGATATGACAGATGATCAAAGAGAAAAGGTTCAGGAAGTAGTTATTCCTGTTATTTTGGTAGGAAATATAGTTAGTTCTGTTATGTCATTAAGGAGGTTATAATATGGACATGGTAAAAAATATCATAAATAAGGTAGGAAAACTATCTATTAAGGCAGTAAAAGGTTTTATGGTATGGCTTAAAAAGGCTTTGATTGAGAGTATTGCTCAGGTATTTACTATACTTGGATTCTTTATTGCTTGGCTTACCCTTACAGGTACCGCCCAACAAGTGGTAGGAATAGCAACAATTATCTCAATTGCCCTATGGCTAGTCA